CAAAAATATAGTAACGGGAAAGTTTATAATATAGTAACAAGTACCAATGAATTAACTCAGGAGTATTTAAAACGTGAGTAAAAGAGAATTGTTATTTTCTGTTACCGGTAATGATTGTAATTGGTCTTATTATGTAGGTCCTGGTAATGGCGGCCAAAAAAAGAATAAAACCCATAGTGGTGTTATATGTACCCATATCGCATCTGGGGCGCAGGAACGATGCCATGATGGCCGTAGTCAATTACAAAATAAACAATCGGCTTTTAGAAAAATGTGTGAATCTGATAAATTTAAAGCATGGCATAGGATTGAAGTTGCTAAAAGGACTGGAGAAATAACCAAAATAGAAGCATTGGTTGAAAAATCAATGAATCCTAAAAATATAAAAACTGAAATTCAAAATGAAAATGGTACATGGTCTGAAGATGACCCTAATAAATAAGCTTTTAATAACATCTTTAGCTTGCATGTATATATTCCTTCTATTTGCATTTATTTGCTGGGGACTTTATTATGCCGCGCAAAAATATAAAAATAAGCCAAAAAGACGACATTTAAAGATTGTGAAATAATACTTGAAATTATTGGATTATTATACTAGTATCCATAGTATGACATTTGGCACCGGAACTCTAATGAGACTTAGGGACCATAAGATTCAAAGAAATAAAGGTATGAATAATCTTCATTGGGTTTATTCTGATAATATTGGCGATTCTTATATAGCCATGGAATCTTTTAAATATGTCGATTATGAAGATGCTGCGATGGTGCCGGTTAAAATTTTTAACAAAAGGAAGTAGTGTGGATGTTGATAAATGTTATGTTTGTGCGGCAAAGGCTGGTGATAGTTATGGAACTGGTTACTATTTTTTAGCCTCGCGAGTTTATTGTTCAATTAATTGTTTCTCAGAATTTACTAAAAAAGAAATGGAAAAAGCATTAAATGTCAGACCAAAAGCGAAATCCAGAACAAGATCGGGAAATGGAAGAATTAAAAAAAGCCCACGAAAAAACCCTCGAAGGTCTAAATCTTCAAAATCAAGGGTATAAATGCTTGAGTTGTAATAATAGAGTTAATTATACTTTTATCTTACCTTTTGTTAAATCTTCAGGACTTTGTCCAGATTGTTGGCATAAAGATGAAATTTAATAAATATCATGCAGCAACAAAAGCTATTGGCTTATGGATTTCTCTTTCAGAAGGTGAACTAGTAATTTATTGTGGTTGGTCAATTTTTGAAATATATTGGAGATAATTATGGATAAACGTATTTGTAAAACCTGCAAAATTATTAAAGATCGAATTCCAGATGGGCTTTTTAAAGCGGGTAAATTAAAAAAATTTCGTGATGCTGAAGGCGGACTTTGGAATGGTTCGGAATGCCATAATTGTATGCAAATTCGTTTGAAAGAACATATGAAATCCAAACGTAAAGGAGTTTCAGATGGTGAACAAATTTGAACAACTTTCTATTATTCGTGACGAAATTCTAACTGATCCTTTTGTAAATGCTTCATTAGTTTGGGATGCTGCTAAAATTGCCGAAGAAGATAAATATTTAAATGATCTACTTTTAGATTGGATGAAGTCTACAAATAGTTTTGCTAAAGCTTTATTTTTAGATGAGATTCTTCCGTATACGGAAGAAAAACTTAGATTGTTGAATTTGAAAAAATGAAAAAAGTAATTTCTAGTAATATAAATTTAATTCATTATGATTCAAAAACTAAAGTTTTAGAAGTAAATTTTAATGATGGAACAAAATATCATTACCATGGAGTTCCAGAAGCTGTTCATAAATCATTTGAAAATGCTAAATCTCATGGAAAACATTTTATTGATCATATAAAAGGAAAGTACGTTACTAAAAAACAATGATTAATATTGGTGATAAATTTTATAAATTAACGGTACTAGAAATAACACATAAGTTTACTAAAATCGGAACAAAAAATGGTAGATTATATTCATGTAAATGTGAATGTGGGAATATTAGAAAAAATATACAAGCCGATGCATTATTAAATAAAAAAGCTAAATCTTGTGGTTGTTCAAGATTTATTGAAAAAAGAAAATCAACTAAATATTCTCCAGAAATATCGTCTTATAGAGCTAAAGTATCTAATTATAAGGCTCATGCCAAAATGGCCGGACGTGAATTTAGTTTAACTTTTGATGAAGCAATTAAATTATTTAAATCCAATTGTCATTATTGTAATACTCCACCATCAAATACTTATAATTTAATTTCTCGTAATAGAAAGTATACTAAAGGAACTGTATATTGTCTTTCTAAAATTGATGATTATACGATTAAATATAATGGTATTGATAGAAAAGATTCAAACTTAGGTTATACAGTGGCTAATTGTGTTTCTTGTTGTTTTAGATGTAATTCAGCTAAATCAGATAGTTCATATAATGAATTCATAGCATGGCCGAATAATTTAGTAATGTATAGAAATACCTAATGAAAATAATTGCAATTTCAGATACACATTGTCAATTAAATAAAATTAAGTTACCATATGGAGATATTTTAATACATTCTGGAGATTTAACAAATAGAGGATCAATTCAAGAAATTGCTAAAGAACTTAATGAATTAAAAAAATATAAAGATCAATTTAAAAAAATTATACTAATTGCTGGGAATCATGATTTGCTTTCAGAGGAAAATCCAAATCTTATGAAACAAATGTGTATTGATAATGGCATAGAATATCTTTGTGACTCAGGTTATGAAATTGATGGGATTAAAATTTGGGGATCGCCGGTTCAGCCCGAATTTAATGATTGGGCCTGGAATAGGAATTCATTTGAAATTATAAAACATTGGAATGCAATTCCAGATGATATAAATATTCTTGTAACACACGGACCTCCATATGGAATTTTAGATCAAACTACTTATGCCAATGGTGATCTTAGACCTGGATTTTTAGGGTGTCCTAGACTTTTAGAAAGAATTAAGGAATTAAAAGATTTGGATTTGCATTTTTTCGGGCACATACATCATCCCGGCGGTCAGCAGAAACATTTATTTGGAAAGTCATTCTATAATTGCGCTATTTGTGATGAGATTTATTGTCCGACTAATGGTATAACTATTGTGGAGTATCAGAAATGAAAGTATATTTCTTTAATGATACAGGTGAATCTCAATTAGTTTTTGTAAATGATTTATCGGGGACCCCTAAATGTTTATCTCCCACAAATGGTGCATTTTTTAATATTGAATTAAAAGAAAATCAATGTCCATTTATTAAAATTTGGGAAAATAATAATGTTTTAATTTCAAGTATGGATAATAATTTAGCTAATAATTAATTGAAATGAATCAGTAGTAGACATCGCATTCATAAAATTAAGAAATATTATTTTCGAATTAGTTATCATATCTCCAACTCTTTTTTCCCCTAAAAGCACACACCCATTACTATCAACCTGCGGATAGTTTCCAATATGTAGTAAAATTTGGGTATGATTGGGCACGTTTGTAATTTCAAAAGCATCAAATGGGACCGGGTGATGTTCTAAGGTATGTTTTCCTTTTATGCAAGTATAAGTTCCAGCCGGTGTTTTCGGCACATAAGATCCATCGGGTTGTAAATAAGAATGCTCAGTAGTTACTGCTATTTGATTTCCAGAATTATCAGTTAAAATTCCAAAACATCCATTAGCTCCAATTTCATTTCTAGTTAATTTCATTTTTCAACTCGCTCACAGTAGCCGCATCCGCGACATTTTAACCATCGATTCATGTCAAAAAAATCCATTACAGTTCCGCATATTTTACATAGACATGAGTTCTTTATGTTCACTTCATAAGTTGTTAGTTTGCCCAGGATTTCAGTATTTTAGCATTTAACAACTTATATTGTCAATGAGCTAATACTGACTGCCGTTTTTACGGCAATAGGTTACTAACCAGCAGTTTACAGCAATATAGGACATTTTTTTAAACAATTAGGAGTAAAAATGTTAGAGAAAAACCTCAAGTATTTACCGTTATCTCTTTTTGGTATCTATTTTCTTAAAGCCCTTATTTTTTCAGTAAGTTATCCAGAAGCTGTCATTTTAGCAGTGCTTGCTGCTGCTTCGTGCTTTTTTCTGTATAAAGATTCAGATTCTAAAATTCAAGAATTAGATAAAAAAATTGAAGTAGCTAATAATTCTTTGGATAAAAAATTAAATGAAGCAGTGCAAAAATTTGAATTAAGAGTTAATGAAGTTGAATCTATTAAAGCACAAATTAATGCTTTAAAGATTAATTCACTTACCCGTAATGGTTTTAGTCAGGCTAAATAATGAATGATGAAATTCCAAAATCTATCGCTCAATATCGGGACTTTAAGAGCCTTCAGGAATTTGCTGTTGCTCAAAATACAACGATTTTGCAATTATCAAAAAAGATTCAAACTTTAGAATCAAAATTAAAACATTCAGAAGAATTATTAAAATCAACAGTTCCTAATATTAGTTCACAACTTCCGGGTGTAAAAGTTACCGCTGAAGAAGATAGTGAATATATTTGCTTAGTAGAAATTGCTAAATTAAAAAATTATACACAAGAACGAGATTTAACTTTAGAAGAATCTAGACGTTTTGATACTTATTATAAAATTTTAAATAATATAAAATCAAAACTTCCAATGGAAAAAGAAGTTGAAGAAACTCCCACAAAAGATTTACTTAAAATAGTAGAAGGAAAAAAGAATGAATAATAATGTTTATCAATTGGCACAAAACTCAATGCCTAATCAATCAATTAGTGAACAAAATGGATCAGGAGTAAGTCAAGCCCAAGCTTATTATAATCATCAATATCAAGGTGGGGCAAATAGTTTAGAAGCACAGGGAATATCTGGAACTATAACAATCAATTCTGGTATGGGAATTACACAAAACTGTTTAGGTGGACTTGGTAGCTATTATTACTATACTTATCCTCAATATATTTCTGAACCTAATTATGAAATTAAAGTAGAAAAAGTTGCTAATGGATTTATTGTTCATAAAAATGGACAAAAATATGTAGTTTCTAAACCTGAAGATATTATTAAGTATTTAAAAGATGATAGTGGAAAATCAAAGTAATTCAGAATTAGCAAAAAAAGCAGCATTAAAAGAACTCTGGAGAAGATCTGAGCTTAGTTTTAAGCTTGATTCTGCCCAAAAGGAACTTTATCATGCCTTTTATAATTCAAAGCATAAACTTTCTACTTGGCTTTTAAGCCGTAGAAATGGAAAAACTTTTCTGCTTTGCATTTTAGCTTTGGAACAATGTCTTCGAAAACAAAATAGTATTGTAAAATTTGTTGCTCCAACTCAGAAGCAAATTAAAACTGTTGTAAGACCAATTTTTCGCCAGATACTTCAAGATTGTCCTGAAGAAATTTCTCCAGAGTTTAGACCTTCAGATAATATTTATTATTTTCCTAATGGTTCTGAGATTCAATTAGCTGGTTCTGATGGTGGCCATGCTGAAAATTTACGAGGTACTGATAGTGATTTATTTTTTATTGATGAAGCCGGTACCTGTAGTGATCTTGATAATATTATCAAGAGTATTTTATTACCGACGACTCTTATCACAAAAGGACGGGGAATCTTAGCCTCCACTCCTCCTAAAGAGTCTGAACATGATTTTTTAAAATGTATTGAAGAAGCTCAGGCTAAAGGTTCTTTAATTAAAAAAACAATTGATGATAATCCTAGAATTACTCAGCAACAAAAATTAGATTTAATTGAAGAATTGGGTGGAATTGATTCTGAAGAATGTAGGCGTGAATTATTTTGTGAAATTATTAAAAATGCCAGAACATCAGTTATACCTGAATTTAATGAAAAATTAGAAAAAGAAATTGTTAGGGAATGGCCAAAACCTCCTTATTTTGATGCTTATGAATCTATGGATGTTGGTGGAAAAGATTGGACTGCAGTTCTTTATGCATATTATGATTTCAGGGCCAATAAAGTAATTATTGAAGATGAAACAGTTTTAGATTTCCAACAAGAAGATGTTCATACAAAAACTTTAGTTGAAGAAATTAATAAAAAAGAAAAAGAACTTTGGACTAATCCTATTACTTTAGAATATAGAAAACCTTACCAAAGAGTTAGTGATACAGATTATTTATTCATAAATGAAATTTCTCAACAAAGTAAAATGCTTTTTAAATCAGAACAATGGATTAATTTTTCTTTAGCAAAAAAAGATAATTTAGAGGCTGCAGTTAATAACGTGCGTGTTTTAATTGCTTCTAAAAAAATTATTATTCACCCGCGCTGCAAAACTTTGATTCGTCATTTAAATAATGTGAAATGGAATAAAAATAAAGATAAATTTGCAAGATCTTCAGATGGATCTCATTATGATACAGTTGCTGCTTTAATTTATTTGGCGCGGCATATTGAATTTAGAAAAAATCCTTATCCAGCAAATTATGATCTTAATATGGTTGGATTAGTTGTAAGAGATAAAGAATCTTTTGAAAAAAGAAATAATACAGACATTGATAAATTAAAAGCAATTTTCGGCTTTAATAGAAAGAGGTTTTAAATGGCAGATATTCATGGTCCAGATGATACGGTAGTTGGAAGCACTGATTCCTACTTTGCTGCTAAAGACTGTAACGATGCAGCTAGTATTTTACTTGGGAAAGCTGATACATTTTTTAATGTTCTGCGCAGCAATAATTATTTAGACAAACTGCAAAATCAATGGAGATTCTATTATGGAGCTTATCTTAATGATTACGTGGGTAATGGTCACCGGGTTAATTTTACTGGGGAACAAGGAGAATTAACTCAAATTCCTATTAATCATTATAGGAACTTAGCCCAACATATTTATACAATGATCACTTCTTCCAGGCCTACAATGGATGCCAGGGCTATTAATACTGACTATAAATCTTATGCCCAAACAATTCTTGCTAATCAAATTCTTGATTATTACATGCGCGAGAAAAAGTTAGAAGATTGTATTAAAAGTGCCACCGAAATGGCTATTGTTATGGGCCAGGGATATGTAAAACTTGCCTGGAATGCAACTGCTGGCGAGATTTATGATGTTGATCCTGAAACAAATCAACCTATTCGTGATGGTGAATTAGAATATTGTACTTTAAGTCCTTTAGATGTTGTTGTTGATGGAACTAAAGAGTCTTGGAATAATGATTGGATTCTTACCCGCCAATGGATTAATAAATATGATTTAATGGCTAAATATCCAGAATTTGCTGAAAAAATTCGCGGAATGAAACCTAAAAATCAATCCAGTGTCTATAGAATTGCAGTTTGGTCTAATGATGATACTGATGATATTGCAATTTATGAATTTTTTCATAAAGTTACAGAAAGTATGCCTAATGGCCGTTATATGTTATTTTGTGATGCTGAATGTGTATTTTTAGATGCTAAAATGCCTTATCGTGAAATTCCCGTTTATAGAATTACTCCTAATGATATTTTAGGAACACCTTATGGTTATAGTCCAATGTTTGATATTTATCCTATTCAGGAAGGTATCAATGCTCTTTATTCCACAATTATGACTAATCAAAACACTTTTGGTGTGCAAAATATTTGGATGCCAGAAGATGCTGATATACAAGTTGCAAGCCTCAAAGGTGGAATGAATGTTATTAAATCTAAAGCAAAACCCGAAGCTTTAAATTTAACTCAAACTCCCGCTGAAGTATTTAAATTCCTTGATATGTTAATTCAGGCTTCTGAAACTATTTCAGGTGTAAATTCAGTCGCACGCGGTAATCCTGAAGCGAGTTTAAAATCAGGAACTGCCTTAGCTTTAGTTCAATCTCAAGCCCTTCAATTTATTTCAGGTCTTCAAGCAAATTATGTAAAATTAATTGAAGAAGTGGGCACTGGTACTATTCAAATTCTTAAAGATTTTGCAAATACTCCTAAAATGATTACTTTAGTTGGAAAAAATAATAGAAATTTAACTAAAGAATTTACTGGAGAAAAAATCTCAGCAGTTAATCGCGTTGTAGTTGATATGGGTAATCCTTTAGCTCGGTGTTTGGCTAAGGATACACCGGTTTTAATGTACGATGGATCTATTAAACTGGTTCAAGATGTTAAAATTAATGATTTAGTTATGGGACCAGATTCAATTCCTCGGACAGTTTCAAATGTTAATAGTGGCCAGGAAATGATGTATGAAGTTGAATCTAAAGATCCTAATAGAAAAATTAAATATGGTTGTAATGAAAGTCATATTTTAACATTAAAATATTGTTCGGATGATTATCGTTATGATGTTAAAAAAGGTGATATTTTAGATATTACAGTTAGAGATTATTTAAAACTTCCCGATAGACATAAAAGATTGTTACAAGGGTTTAAAACTGGAGTTGAATTTGATAAAAAGAAATTCGAAGTTCCTGCTTATATTTTAGGGGCTTGGCTTGGTGATGGAACCTCTAGAACAACCGCATTGACAACCATGGATAATGAATTAGCTGATGCTTGGATTAATTATGGTCATTCATTGGGATTAGAAGTTAGAGTTGAAGAAAATCGACAACCTAATAAATCTAAAAACTATCACATTACTTCTGGTAAATCCCATGGTCCTTCTGATCGAAATTCTTTTATGAATGAATTAAGATCTATGGAATTAATTAATAATAAACATATTCCATCATGTTATTTGCTTTCTTCTCGTAAAGATCGTTTGGATCTATTGGCAGGTTTAATTGATACCGATGGTTATAGAATTGATGAAACTTATGTTTTTACTCAAAAAAATGATCGGCTTTCACAAGAAGTTGTATTTTTATCTGAATCTTTAGGATTTAGAACTACTTCCAAAAAAGTTTCAACAAGTTCTAGTAAATTAACTGGCCCTATTACAGGAGAAGTTAATAAAATAACAATTGGTGGAAATACTTGGGAAATTCCTTGTAAACTTCCTAGAAAACAAGTTCAGAAAAAAGAAAAAAGTCGTGATTGGCTTAATTATGGAATTAAAGTCACTTTAGTTGGTGAAGGAACTTATTATGGTTTCACTTTAGTTGAAGAACCCCATTTTGTTTTGGGTGATTTTACTGTAACTCATAATACAATTGCAGGCCGAGTTCAAATGGCAGAACAAATGATGCAAATGAAAATTATTAAGAATCCTCAGCAATATTTCCAAGTTATTAATACTGGCCGAATTGAAGCTATGTATGAAGGTGAAACTGATGATTTAATGCTTATTAAGAAAGAAAATGAGCAATTATTAGATGGCATTAATCCAGTTGTAAGTCCTATGGATAAACATAGTGTTCATATTGATGAACATTCAGCAGTTTTAGCAGATCCTGATTTAAGGAATGATCCTGCCTTTATTAGTAATGTTATGGATCACATTGAAGCTCATTTAAATGCTTTAAGACAAACGGATCCCGCCCTTTTACAAATGCGCGGAGAACAACCCTTACCTCCACTTCAGCCTAATAATCCTAATCCCCCCGGTGGACAACCAAATCCTCCACCACCTCAGAATCCCCCCCAGGCTTCATTACAAGGCGCTCCAGCAGCACCTATGTTGCAACCTGGCGCGGGCGCTCCTAAAGGTGTGAATCAAATGACCGGGCCAGGGATCAAAAATGAAGGTCTTCCAAAGCCTGCGGTCGTGAAGGCTGGGCTCTTGGCGAACCCAGCGCTGCAACAATCTCAAATGGGCAACGTGAAGCCTTAATTAATAACTTAATAATAAGAGGTTTAAATGGATTCTGCAAATACTTTTACTTCAATGAAACCAATTCTTAAAGATTCCTACGCGGATGAAAAACCTAAGAAATTCGGTAAGATGCGAAAAGCATTAAAAGGAATTAGTCTTTCAATGCATAAAGCTTCAAAAGATCCAAGAAAATATATAGATGAACAAGATAAAAATATAAAAAACTTTAAAGGAATAGTGGTGTAAGTTATGGCTTTGCCAGTACATTTGGGCACAATTGATATAGTAGGTGGTAGTAGCGGTGTTAGCGGGGATATGTCAACACTAATTACTTCTCTTTATAAAAATATCGACGAAGGTGTTACTTTTTCAGTTCAGGCATCTTTTACTGGAAGTCCTGTAGGTGTTGTTGAACTTGAAGCATCAAATGATGTAGTTGCTAGTTCCGCACAAAATCCCACAAACTGGACTATAATTCCAAAAACTGTAACAAATATTACTGAAGCTGGAACTTATATGGTTAATTATGATTTACCAGGCTTTACTTGGATTCGATTAGTTTATACCCCCACAAGTGGCACCGGTACAATGTACGCAAATCTTAATACCAAACGTAGGTAATTTTAAATGGCTAGTACTTTTATAAATATTCCCGATAGTGGTTCTCCTAGTTGGAAAGATCCTGTTGCAAATGCCGGGTCATTACCCTTAAATGGAAATTCAAATGGTGATACCCGTGTAACCTTAGATACTGATGCCATTTATGTTTGGAATGGAACTGCTTGGATTGAAGTAGCAACTCCCGCTTCTGCTTCAAATGCTATTACTGGTTTAATTGGTGATGTTAGTGCCTCGGGTCCGGGTTCAGTACCAGCAACTGTTAATTTTGTTGGTGGTGTTAGTGCTGCAAATGTTGCATCTGGCGCAACTGCTGCCAATGCAGCAACTTCTTCAAATACTCCTAATACAATAGTTAAACGCGATGGTTCGGGTGATTTTTCAACCCAACAAATAACCCTTGGTGCAAATCCCACTATAAATTTACAAACGGCAACTAAACAATATGTTGATAATTTTCCAGCAATTAATGGTTTACAAAATACTGGATATTCTTTATCGCCTGTTTATGGATCAACCGCAAATACTATTACTGAAGGAAATGATGCCAGACTTTCAACCACAAATCTAGTAAAAGTCAAACAAAATCCAGGTGCTGGAGAATTTTCTTCAGTAAATGCAGCATTGGCATCTATTACTACAAATAGTCCAACAAATCCATTTGAAATTTTAATAGGTCCTGGAGTTTATACTGAATCTCAAATTACACTAAAACCTTATGTTTCTTTAACTGGCTACACACAACAAGCAACAATATTAGTTCCTTCTAATAATAATCAAGCATTTATTATAGGTGCTGATTTTTCTACAGTTGCTAGATTAACAATCTTTGGAGCAACCGGTTTATCTGGAATAGGAATTCAGTATACCTCTAGTTCTGATTCTTCAGAATTTTTAGTAAAAGATTGTGTTTTTGGTAATAATACAACTTTACTATATGCTAATGGTAATTCTAGTCATGAAACAATTGTTCAAGTACAAAATTGCGTTACCATTCCAGATGTTATTTTTACTGATGGATTTAAAGTTGATGCTTCTGGTGGAGTTAGAAGTAGATTAGTTTTATCTGGTTTATTTTTAAATACAGGTCATTCAAGTTCTAATCCTGAAGATTTTATTGAATGTAATGGAGATGGTTCAAAAGTTTTATTGAGCGATTCTTTTTTTATAGGACCTTTTGCATCTCCAGCAGGTAATGCCTTACATTTATTTAATGGGGCAGATGTCACAGTTGTTGGTAGTAATTTTATCAATATGGATAAATGTATTTGGGTTGAAAATTCAGGTATTGCATCTAATATTGCAATAACTGGTGTTCATACTGATTCAAATAATAATGATATAGTTATTCAACAAACAACAGCAACTGGTAGTATAGAAGGTAGTTTCGAAGCTGCTAATTCTATAATAAATAGTAGTTTAGTTTCAGTTTTTTTTACTGATCCAACTGATGGAATTACATTTACTGGAGATTTAGCCTTTGGTCCAGATTTTAATAGTAGAACAGATGTTACGGATTTAATTCTACAAGGTCCCACTATGGGATTATATAGTGGTGGTGATCTGTCAAATGGCGGAGGATTTGTTGTAGATGTTGCATCCGGAACTGGATATTTTTCAATTGGCATTCCAGCAAAGTTTTTTACATGGTCAGCTACAAGCATAACATTAACTGCATCAACATCTAATTATATTTACTTTACATCAGGAGGCACACTTACTGCCAATTCTAATTTTCCAAATACTGAAAATAATATTTTATTAGGAAGAGTTGTAACAAATTCAACAGGTATTGAATTTATTGATGATTCTCCATTAGATGCGTCTAATTATGGTAATTTAAATGATAATTTTATTAGAGAAGCATTAGGTCCTGTTTTTGCATTTGGTTGTATTGTTTCTGAAAATGCAACAGTAAAACATTTAGATGTAACTTCTGGATCATATTATTTTGGTAATAATAACTTTTTACCGTCAGCTGGAACCAATATAACATTTCAAACATTTTTTCAAAATGGATCTGGTGGTTGGACAATTGGTTCAAGTAATGTAGTAGATGTTAATCATTATGATAATAGTTCTGGAACTTTAGCAAACATACCAACTTCAAACTTTGCTCGTCATACATTATATATTATTGGCCAAGGATCTAATCAAAAATATTTATTTGTTTATTCTCAAGCAACTTATTCAACCTTAGTTGCTGCTCAAACAGGAAATATTCCAACACCTCCTTCATATTTTACTGATGGTGTTGTTCTTATTGCTTCAATTATAGTTCAACAGGGAAGTACTAGTATAATTCCTAATGGACAAATTGTTGATAATAGACCTAGAATTGGATTTGCATTACCAGCAGTTGAAGCGGTTGGTACGGTAACCTCAGTTGCTCTTTCTTTACCAGGAACAGTTTTTTCAGTAAGTGGATCACCTGTAACTTCAACCGGAACTTTAACTGGAACCTTTACTAACCAAACAGCTAATACATTTTTTACTGGACCCACTTCAGGTGGGGCAAATTCTCCCACATTTCGTTCAATAGTTCCTGGGGATGTGCCAACTTTAAATCAAAATACCACCGGCACCGCTGCAAATATAACTGCTACTTCAAACTCCACACTTACAACTCTTTCCGCTTTGAGTTTACCTGGAGCACAAGTTACAGGAAATATTAGTGGAAATGCTGGGAATATAATAGCAACTTCTAATTCAACTTTAGTTACACTTTCCGCACTTTCACTTCCTGGCGCTCAGGTCACTGGAAATATCTCAGGAAATGCTGCAAATATTACAGCAACTTCTAATAGTACTTTAACCTCACTTCCTTCATTAGTTTTACCAACTTCTCAACTTTCTGGAACTATTTCTTTAACTACTCAAGTTTCTGGGATTTTACCATCTACTAATGGTGGCACTGGTGTTAATAATGCATTTAATTTAACTATTGGTGGAACATCTTCAATTAATGGAACAGTTACTGGTACAAATACTGGTGACATAACATTAATTGCTGTTGGTTCAAGTCCAAATGCAAATGCGGCTAGTCTTTCAGGTCAAGTTTTAAACCTACAACCCGCTGATGGAACTCATCCCGGAGTAGTTTCAACTACAACTCAAACTTTTGCGGGAAATAAAACTTTTTCTGGAACTTTAACTAGCACAAGTTTAACGATCAATGGAACTGGCGGTGCTGGATTTATTCAATACAATACACAATCTGCTGCCCCTTCTATCCCCGCTACTGGATATTCACAATATGCAGATTCAACAAATAGATTTTCTTGGATGGGGGCCAATGGTTTTACTAGAACTTTTGATGGAACGGCTAATACTGGTAATAGAGACTATACATTAAGAGATGTTTCTGGTAAACTTAATATGGATACTAGAATGTCATATGCTGGATTTTCTATTACCTCTAGTCCATATACAATTTTATCAACGGATGCATTTTCAATTTATTTTATAACTACGGCTTCAGTTGCAATTACTATAAATTTACCAGCAATTAGTACAATTTCAGATCGTGCTTATATTTTTAAAGATATTTCAGGAGATGCAAATACTAATAATATTACACTTGTCCCATCTGGAACTGATACTATTGAAGGTTTAAATGTAAATAAACTTTTACAAACTAATTTTGGCTCCTGGACCTTAATTTCAGATTCCATCGGTGGATGGTGGATGGCATGATGCAGGTTTATAGGATTACTTGTAAAATTAATGGAAAAATTTATATCGGTATTACAACAGTCGGATTTAAAGCTAGATTTTCAACATATAAGTCAATGGTTAAAAATAAAAAAGGTACGCATCATCTTATTGTTCAAAAGATGATTCAATACGGTATTGAAAATTTTACCTTTGAAATTTTAGAAACAGTATTAACCAAACAAGAATTAATTGAAAAAGAAATTTATTATATAAAGACATTTAATTGTTTAAATCCCAATGGATATAATAGAGATCATGGTGGTTATTTACCTTCTATAGAGACTTTAAATAAAAGATCTGAAAAATTAAAAAATAAACCATTAAATCATGAGCATAAACAAAAAATAAGCAAATCTTTGATAGGGCATGAAGTTAGTTTAGAAACTAGGCAAAAAATTTCTAATTCATTAAAAGGTAACACTTATAATAAAGGGAAAAAAAGAAATAAACCTAGTCCTAAAAAAGGAATTCCAGCTTCTACTAAAGAAAAAGAAAGATTATTAAAAATTGGATTTCAAAAAGGAAAAACAGCCCCAAATAAAGGACGAGTAAGGGTTATGGATATTAAAACTAGAAAAATTTCATATGTATATCCAAACCAGGATTTAAAATAATGAGTCAATCAAGAATTGTTACAAAAATATTTGCAGCTTCTGGAACATTTGTAGTTCCTTCTGGTATTACTCAAGTAAAGGTTTATGGTCGCCCAGGTTCTGGCGGAGGCGCTGGTGGCGGTGGTGGTGGTTCTGGATTTGGTGGAGCTACTGGCGGTGGAGGTGGTGGGGGACGTGGTGGACCAGGTGGTGGTTCCTGTGGTTTTCAAACTGCATATTTAAATGTGACTCCAAATTCCTCTATAACAATAACAATTGGCGGTGGTGGTTCAGGGGGTGGTGCGGGTTCTGGTGGAACTGGAGCATCAGGTGCTGGAACTGCCGGAACTTCTGCTAGTAATGGTGGAAATGGAGCAGTATCAAGTTTTGGAGCAGTTGTTTCATTTGGTAAATCAGGCATAGGTGGTAGTGGTGCATCTGGAACTCCAGGTGGTGGTGGAGCTGGAGCATCTGGAACTGGCGGAACTGCAGGTAGTACTGGAACAGTTGGAACTTCCTATGGATTAACTGCAATTAATCCAGGTAATAGCGGCGCTGCTGGTGCGGGAAA